CCTCTTCTAACGTCCTATTGGGTGATTAATCCAATAAGAGATAGTTAAGGGAAAGAAGTTTACCATCCTTCCCAATCTGTGCCAAATAGCCTATTACCAGCTACTTAAGCCTAGCGTAAACCAGACCTAAGCTAGGAAGACTTTAGAATGTCTTCGAGCCTTATGATAGGTGGTCTAGAAGGTTTAGCCGGCAGGTCTCCTTTTGGGACACCTGGCGGTCTATATCTTAAAGACTGAGCCTGATCAATAGGAACGTAAGTCATTCGACAAGTCTGATCTTTAATTGCCTCTTCTAAGAATCTTAAAAAAGACAATTTAGATTTAGTAACAGGTACTTTATCTGAACCACTGCCACGACTTCATATTTTTAAAAATGAAGCTACCCCCTCCAATTGTTCCTTCTTGGCTATAAGCTGCTCTAGAGTTAGATTATCTAACTCTATTTCATCTTGAACCTCAAGGAAAACTGAAAGGTAACCCAAAAAGGCTTCAATAGCACGCCGAGTTAGCGTGAATATTCAAAGACTTTGATGGGCTAATTGTCTCTCTTTGATACTTCTATCATCGTTAGACACCTCTTGTGGAGGAATTGGTAACATTTCTAAAACTATAAGGTCCTTACATTTAGATACATAAGTAGGGCTCATAGCCATTGTAAGTTCTCTTATTTTACGAATAAGAGCAGCCTTACAATAGGTACGATGAACAACTCTATTTATTTCATCTTCTAAAGGGAGAGGGGGAATCGGAGCATTAGATAGTAATCTATGTAATATCCGAGCCGCTCGATCTTTAGGAAATGAAACAAATGATACACCCTTATTTCTGAAAGTAAAGGACTCCTCCTCTACTAACAGATCTAAAAGAGTGTGTATGCTCATTAAGCCGGACTTAGCATAGCTAGTCATAAGGGCAAATTGAGAAAATTCGTCTGTTAAAGGACGAATATCTCAAACTGATTGAGCTAACACAATCGAAAAGATTCTGTTAATTCGATCAAATCCCTTATTGGCCAAGTACTGGACTATAGCCAAACGACCATTAAATGTATCTTGAGACAAGAACATCTTCCATGATAATGGAGAACAATCTTTTCCCTTGATACTGGTACGTTTAGCAAATTCCACTACATGATTATCACCTAATGAAACTACACTTTTAGTTTCATTTATGGCTACCCCTAATAGGGACATTATCATAAGATATTTAGCAGCAACAAAGCGATCAAAGATCACTATGTCGTCACCAATTATCTCATAACGTGTCTCCCATTTAGAAGTATTACCACATAATCTAGAGGCTCATTGAACCAATAGATGATGAGTGATAGCCAACATGGCCCAACTAGACAATGCCCCCATAGGTTGACCAACAGCGTATCTATAATTACCCACCGGAACACCAACTCTATTTGGAGGAGCAAAATATGCTCTCCCAACTAGAATGGTCTTTCAGATCTTAGCTAATTCATCAGAATCAGTTAAGCTGGCAACAATAGAAACCTGGAGGTCAATCGGTAAGCGGTCAGTGGCGCTGGACAAATCATATCCAAACACCACACCATATGTTGAAGCCTTCTCCTGAGCCCTTGCAAATGCAAGGTTCTGGTCGAAAGTTCCATCATTTGGCAATGACTTAAGAATCTTAAACAATGACTGATGAAGTGGATCCAGTAAAGACTGAGTTCACGAATCAACCATTGCAAAGACTCTCAACTTACCGGCAGCTTCTTTTTTAAAAGAAAGCTGTCCTAGGGTTGTCTTAAATCAAGGCTTACCCATTACAGTAAGAGGCTCTATCGGAAACTTAAATTGTTTTAGAACAGGTTGACCATCTTCAGAGATAGTCACATCTGAGTCTCCTCCTTTACCCTGAGGAAGCCAGATACGCTCATTTTGGTCGTAGATCCATTGATCTCCTTCCTCTTTAGCGACCAGGTCTCTTCATGAATAGAAGAGGTCTAGAACAAACGTACTTCCCGTAATTTCTAAATACTTAAAAACCGGTTCCGCTAATTCTGACTTTAAAAGAAAGAAAAAGTCGGTAACCATACCTCTCCAACTAACTTTGTTAGATGGAGAAGCAGTTTCTAAGAATTTAAAATCACGGACCTTAAGATCTTCTATATCTATCGATCTGCCTATTAATGCCTTCGAATTACTTCGAAGCCATTGAGAAGCCATCGACAAATACAGAGGATCTCCTGAATAAGGATCCGTGATTGTATTTATCTTTGGAATGGCATCTGCAGATATTACTCTGTAAATGCCAAACAAAGTTAAATACAATTGAATCACTGAGCAAGAGCCAGATAAGATTGCTCTTCTATCTCTTGTCCCAATAATTCGTGGTAAACCACTACGAGTTAAACGGGGTAACGGTAGATCAGGTTCAATCTCTCTCAAAGAGGAGAAAGGTTGACCTGCTATTCTTTTCTGAATAGATAATTGGGCAGCTTTCAAATACTTAACTACATATAAAGATCCATGTCTACGATCCATCGAAAGTAGATATAGACCAAATCTGTAGTACAATTTAGTACGAGACTGGGTTTTAGCTTTAGTCCTCATACACAAGGAAACAAGTTTCCATGCGTGTTTGGCTAAAGCCACTAAGAATTCTTGCGAATTCTTAAGTGAGATCAGTTTATCTTCCTCATAACTATCCTTGACCATAGAAGGTCGTGTAATTTTAATTTTAAATTTCATGACATTTTATGTAATTGGTCATATCGTTATTCACCTAAACGCAGTATAGTATGGATTACTATAGTGACCTAAAGTGATTTCCTCTGTTCATCACAGTCGAAAACCAGCCTTAAGTATATTAGCAATATGCTACCTACTTGATGCTCAACGAAACATGACTAAGTCTTGGATGATTAGAGGCTGATAGACCTGCGCTGTTCCCCGAAGGGGACGCCAGACCAAAAGCCCACTAACTCACTAAGTTGTTCAATATTATGAACAGCTACTTAGCTATCTTTTCTCTTGCCTTTCTGCTACTAGCGCCTTCTCAATAAAATGAGATTTGACATCATGAGTCCTATAATATAGGCCATTCGTCAACTCCCCACTTCGGGAGAAGCCCACCAGGGCAAAAAGGGTCGAAGGAAGAAATTCCTAGGAACCTCGATTGCAGTAATGCA